GCCTGGAGCACCTGATGGCGGGATACTGCGACCCCGGCTGGCATGGATCTGTACTCACCCTGGAGCTGCACAACTCCCGCCAGCTGTGGCCCGTGTGGTTGTGGCCGGGAATGAAGATCGGGCAGATCGTGTTCCATCTGATGGCTGAGCGGCCACTGGCCAGCTACGCGCAGACTGGCCGCTACAACGGCGACACCACCGTTCACGCCAGCAAGGGCTGATGCTCCCCTGCCAGTGGTGCAACGGGACCACCCGCGTAATTAACACCGAGCTGCACCCTGAAGGCCAGCGCCGCTGGCTGCGGTGCCAAAACTGCGGCCAGCTCACCCGATCAATCGAAACCTATGAAAGCGGCCGCCGGATTCCGGGGCCGCTTCCTGGTGTCAAGCATCGGCGACCGGCCCGCCAAGGGGCCAGCAACGGGCGATCGGTACTCACTGATGCCGACATTCGCCGGATCAGGGAGCAGGCCGCGGCAGGGACGCCCAGAGCCGTGCTGGCTAAGCGGTATGGGGTGACGCCCAACCACATCACTCGAATCGTGCGGCGGCGGGCCTGGCGGCACGTAGCCTGAGCCATGGAGCACCTCTTCACCACTGAACTGGTCATCCGCGACGGGATCCCCGTTTGGCTGATTCAAGGGTGGGGAGTCGAGGCCGTCAGTGCCAGCCGTCACGCGGCGCTGCGGTCGTTTCGCTGGAAATGCCAACGCCGCAGACTGCAGCTCCCAACAGGGAGTGAGCAGCCGCGGCGGGGGCCTTCGGAGTGTGATGAGCCGGGGGTTTAGCCTGGGTTCAGTAGCAGCAGAATCATGCCCAAAGGCGGCAAGCCCTACGGAACCGGCAAGGGCGGCGGGAAGAAGAAGTGCGGCGACTAGGAGATCTGAGCGTCACCATTCCCCCTCCCGCGTCCTGGCTGACGGCGTAGAGCTCGATCGGACCGGTGGTGAGCTGAACGTGGTAGAGGCGGGGCACGTGGTGGTGACAGGTAGTTAGTGATAATCTGGATTGATGCCAATGGATTCGGCAAAATCGTCTAGATCCTGCAAATCTGAATCCCACACAACTTGGCCGTTTTCCGTGATTTTTTTGGGAGAGGCATAGCACTCTGAGGCTTCATATAGCGCTTGGCTAACAGCCCTTCTCACTGACTCGCATGGGTCAGATATTGGAGTCATAAATCTGACCCTGTGATACATTACAGTCGGCGACTGCTCCTGCAAGCCAAGCCGATCAGCCTCGCGCCATGGGGCGCCGATCAGGGCGGTAACCGTGAACAGCTCGCGCCAGTATTGGGGCGAGGGACCAGTGGCGCCGATCAGCCGAGCTCGGGATAGGGCGCAGTTGGCTAGGGACTCGAATAGGGGGGTGGTCATGGGGTGGGGTCCAGTTCGGTGGCGAGAGCGAGAAGCCGAAACCGCACGCAATACTCGGCCTGCTGCCATGCGCTTTGGCCGTTCCATTCCTCCTTGTCGGCTATGTCTGCTTCCGGCACCACCTGATCCGCTGCAGCGCGGAGGGCGTCGGCACACAAACTGTTGATTCCAGCCTGAAGTGCCGCGTCGTTGGTCTCTAGCGTGATCGGCAATACATCCGTGCGTGAAATACTGATTCGGCAGCGCTGGTGCAACTCGGCCATTATTTGGGCAAGATCACGCCTTACCGCCTGAGCCGCTGGGGAGAGATCAGCCACGGTCGGCCTCCTGGCGCAGCCAGCGAACAGCGTCGGATGCAGTGGGCTCGTCGTAGTAGCTGGGCTCTTCGGCGTCGGCCTGCATGCAGCGATCGTCTAGCCACGCCGCTACGGCCCGGATTGCGGCCTTGATCTCATCGGGGTGCGGGACAGGAAAGCTGGTGCCGCCGCCCTTTACGTGGGCCGCCAGCATGGCATCAATGATCACTTCATCTAGCGACCCGGCAGGCCGAGCCGCTGGCGAGAGGACCATTTTCGTGGCGTCAGGAAATTGGTCAGTCATGGTTGGCCTCCTGCTCAAGCAGCTCAGCGGTAGCAGCAGCATCTCCACCCATCTGGCACTCGGAATCGTTTTCCCTCAACCACGCCGCCTGCTCGCGGATCACGGCGCGGGCGATGCCTTCCGGGTCCTGGTTGGCATCAATGCCGTATTCAATCCGGGCCGTCACCCTCTCCACCAGTCGCTCAGCAGGCCTCGCCTCAGCACTGGCGGCGCGGAGTTCGGCCATGGCGGGATCGGGAGTCGGATCCTCGCGGTCCAGCGCAATCAGCCGGTCGAGCTTGTCTTGCTGGGCGGCTTCTAGTGCTTCGATGCGGGCGCGGAGTTCGAGGAGGCAGTTCGGCAGCCGCACCCCATCCTCGGCCCTGAGGCGTATGTATTCCCAGTCTTCAGGCGTGGCGCGGTGTTGGTCGGTCATGGCTGGGTTTCCGTAAGGTCAACGGTCGGGATGTCGCGCCATTCATAACCAGCGTCTGAGCCTTGAAACCACAAGTAGCAGCCCTGCAGCCTCAACTCAATGGCGCCGTCGTCGGCTCTGTATCGCACCAGTCGGTAGGACTCTGGCGTTCCCTTCTCAACGCGGGCGGCGGTAATTTGATGCGGCCCTTGCCCGACTGGAAACGTGAGCATGCCGGTTTCGTTTTCAGCGCTCATGCCGCCACCCCCACCAGCCGGCGAGCGGTGGTCTGGCTGCAGCCGAGGCGCTCAGCGATGGCGCGGTACGTGAGCCCGTCGCGGCGCCACCTGCGGGCGCGTTGCTGGCGGGACTCTGTGGCCCACAGCAGAAAGATCAGCGGAAACAGCAACAGGGCCAGGATGGTGCAGATGGTGGGCATGGCAATGGTGGCGAGTGGATGGCCAGCGCCGCGCTCGGGCTGCTGGTAAGGGAATCATACCGGATGGGTTCCGGTTCTGCACCCTAATCCATCCAACCAGTCCGCAACCGAACTGGACCCGCCGTGCCGCTCCCTGAGCACCTGCCCCAGCTCAGCAGCCACGCTGCGGGCGACGGCGGTGCAGGTCTGGCAGGGCTTAGAGCACCGGCCCGGCATGGGGCAGGCGGCCAGGACCAGCCGGGTGGACGGTGTTGGCGTGGGCCGGCCCTGATCGCTGGTGACAGGCGCAGTGGCGATGCGGGCCATGGCCTGCTGGGTGGGGGTGGTGTAGGTGATCATCGGGGGGTGGGGTTATGGATCCGGTCGTTTACGATCCGCCGCAGCAGATCGTTCATCCCCTCACCAGGCCGGAGCTGGCGGCGGAGGGCCTCGACCTCGGGGAGGGTGAGGCAGATGGTTAGGCGGCGGGTTTCCATGGTTAGGGGGCCTCCAGGTCAAAGAGGGATGCAGCGCTGCCCTCGGCCTGCTCCAGAAACTTGGCAGCCTGGCGTGCGTACTCGGGCTTCAGTTCAATGCCCACGTACTTCCGGCCCATCTTCACGGCTTGATAGCCAGTGCTGCCGATGCCGTTGAATGGATCCATAACCACGTCGCCAGGGTTGCTGTAGAGGGTGATGCATCGTTCGATGGTGTCGAGCTGTAGCGGGCAGATGTGCCGCTCATCCTGATCACCACGGGCCTGCCGGCCGTTGAGCACGTTGGTCTGGTTGACGCGCATCCACACCGGGCTGGCCAGCTCCTGCCACATGCTCACCGGCAGATCTTCTGGGTCGTGCGTGATCGGGTCAGGGTTCGGCTCATCCTTGCGAAAGAAAAGCATGTAATCAGGCATCCCCACCCTGCTGCGGCTGCTGTCTTTCTTGAGTTGCTTGTAGAGCAGACCCAACGCCTTAGTCCGCTGCATCTCGATCACTGGATCTTTCCAGATGGTGCAGCGTGCGTGATACACCCACCCGGCGTCCTGGTGGGCGCGGATCAGATCACCGCCGAAATCATGCAAGCCGATGAATCCATCCTTGCTTTTGCGAGCTGGCAGGTCGGAGCAGTGAACGCACACAACGCGGCCAGGCTTGAGCACTCGAAACAACGCACGGCTGAAATAGGCGTAGTGCTCCATAAACTCAGCATGGCTGCCGCAGTTGCCCATGTCGCGCTCGCTGTCGCTGTAGACGAACAGATCAGAAAACGGCGGGGAGAATACTGCCAGATCGACGATGCCTTCGGGCATGCCATTCATCACTTCGATGCAGTCGGCCACATAGACGGCCCAGTTGTCGCCTTGGTAATCTGGTTTCATTGAAGGAATGCGGGGAGTGATACTTTCGCGGTGCGTGTGTATGCTCGCTTCATTGCTTGCTGCTGGTACCCGTTCATCGCTTCGGCCATTGCACGCTTCATGCGGGCGTGATCTGCTGCCTTGCGTTGCACGTTGTTCCAGATGCTGGTCTCCGTGTCGCTGATGATCACGTGGCAGGTGACGGGCTTGGCCTGCCCAAACCGCCACGCACGCCGCACTGCCTGGTAGTGCTGCTCATAGCTGTGGCTGACGCTGGCGAAAATCACGGTATTGGCGTGCTGCCAGTTCAGGCCTAGGCCGGCGAGCTTCGGCTTGCTCACGATCACCCGGCGATCACCAAACGTGAATGCATCCAAGGCGGCCACCTTCTCATCAAGGCTCATGGAGCCGTACACCTCGATCGCGTCGGGAATGGATGCAGCCAGTGCCGATGATTCGTCGTTGGTCTCGCACCACACAATCACTGGATCTGCGGTGCTGTTGGCCAGCTCCGCAGCCCGCGCCACCCGATCATCCATGGTGAGACGCTTCTCGCGGTGGATGGTGGTGGCGCTGCCATCGGGGATCCTGAACAGCATCCCGTTCGGCACGTCCTGGGTGATGTCCGCGGCGATGGTGTGCAGCTCGTAGTTGAGCGGCGGCAGAATAAATCCTTCGTCATCACCACCAAGATCAGATGGCAGCGTTGCGGTGCGGGACCAGCTGCTCACCCATCGCCAGAAGTCAGCCTGAGCATGGCCCTTCAGTCGCCAATCCTGGCTAGCGGTGCTGGTGTCATTGATGAACCAGCGGCAGAGCATCTCCATGCTGCCTAGGTGACCGAGGAACTCGGAGTGGTTGCCCAGCTCCATGTGATCGTTCGGCGCTGGCGTAGCAGTGGCCGCGAGTCGGTAGGGCGTCTCGCTGAACGCTTCGCACAGCATCCGCTTGGTGGGGCCGGTGAATGCCTTGAGGATGCTGGATTCATCCAACACGACACCACCGAACACGGATGGGTCC